TTTTAGTATAAAAGAAAGTGCGCGTGTAGATTTTGTGCTGCCGATTTCTCACGAGAGAAATACGATTGATGTTTTGCTTTCAAAAGACATTGATGTCAATGTGATAGATAAAGAAGTCGAAAAAGTGCAAAAGCAGGAAGAGAAACGATTAACTACATTAGATATTCGATTTGATGATTGGAAGACGGATATTCTTGAAGCAGAGGTGTTGAATAAATGCAGCGAGACAAAGAGGAGTGGGTGAGGCTCAACATATGCAGGTTTTGCATCGGGTCTCACCTGCACACCTGCACAGGGTATAAATGCGAACCTGCTATCAAGAAAGCAGAGGAACACTATGACAAGATGCAGATATTACCGAAACGGAGGAGTGGCATGAAAAAGGAGTATTTGAAAGCGGTCTTTAAATCGGCAAAGGCAGCAGGTGCGAGATATATTGCGGTAAGGATTGAAACAGAGGGCGGTGGTCGTCCGGAAATCATAATCAATCAGACAGAGGATTTCGAGGAGAAATTAAGATATTACATGAATGTATACGATGATGAACTGGTGTTGATTTCTGCACTAGGAAAAACAGGCATCAGAATCACAGCGGTTGCACAAGGAAACTCGTTTGATGATATTGAGTGGCAGATTGTAACAGAAAAGGGATTCGGTTGGAAACAAGCGATTGCAGATATTATCGAGAGGGTGTATATGAAGATGTTGAGCGAAACACCTCCAAAGACAGAGGAGGAAAGATTGAATTGTGACGCTATGAAAGAGGCAATCAAAGGAATGTTCATAAATGCAACAAGGACAGCGACAGAGGCGAGGTTCATTTTTGAACATCTTGAAAAGTACGAGGAAATAATTCAAATTTGCATGAATGGAGATGACATCCAATTCAAAAAGAGCCTTGTGGAATTGCAAAGATTGCAAAATGAATACATCTTGAGAGAAGAAAAGGAACAAGGCGATGAATAAGGTTATTTTAATAGGCAGATTGACAAGAGACCCCGAAACAAGATACACAGAAAAAAATGATTCACAGGAATCAATGGCAGTCACAAAATATACACTGGCAGTCGATAGAAAAACAAGAGCAGAGGGGCAGCAGTCAGCGGATTTTATTTCGTGCGTGACATTTGGAAGAGATGCAGAGTTTGCAGAGAAGTATTTCCGCAAGGGAACGAAAATCGCAATATCCGGAAGAATCCAAACGGGTTCATATATAAACAAAGAGGGCAAGAGAGTATATACAACCGATGTCGTGGTTGAGGAACAGGAATTTGCAGAAAGCAAGAAAGCAAACGGGCAGCAGGACAATGATGCGGGATATAGCACCGCAGGAGACGGATTCATGAACATTCCGGACGGTATCGACGAAGAACTCCCTTTCTCATAAGCAAAAGAGAGGAGGGTGGTGCGTATAAAACAAATAACCGGAGAAAGATGCACGGACTACCCGTGAGGAGACGATGCAGGGAGGTGAAAGCGTGGAACAGGAAAAGGAATTGACAGCAGGTCAAAAAACACAGATGTATCTCGAAAATTATCGTGAAATGGTACGATATGCAGAGGAGGCGGTGTCAGAGGTCTCACAGGTGCGGGATATATCAAAATATAATATATCAGCAGAAAAAGCATTTTTACAGTCAATCCGTGAATGTCGTGCAGAAACAATCATTTTACTAGAACATATCAACAAAGCACTGGAATCCTTGAAAGCAGACGCAGAGGCGACAGGCGAGGGGTACAAATACGATGCACTTGAATCCGTATATGTAAAAGGCAAGACATACGAGGATATTGTGAGGGAGACTGGATGCGGTAAGAACACACCGAAAAAGTGGTGCAGGATAATGACGGAGCGTCTATCAATCAAACTTTTTGGTGCAAAAGCAATAGAAAAATAATCAAAACAGGGTAAAAACAGCGTGAAAACAGGGTGAAAAACGGGGTAAAAAGAGGGTGAACATAATGCGAAAATAAAGTGCTAATATGATAGCGTGAACAGTTGAGACGAGCGATTGCAGAGATGCAGTCGCTTTTTTCTTGCCTGTTTGCCCTCCTGTTATAAGCGGGTAGCAGGACACAAATGTGGATTGTTGCCCGCCTCTTGTGAAAAAGACAGAGGCAGCAGGACAAAGAGAATGAGAGAGGAGTGAATGGCGGTGTTGTTAAAGACATGCAAAGGATGCGGGAAACTAATTCCTCAAAGCATAAAGATGTGTGAATCATGTGAGGCAAAGACACCATCAAGATATGTGGTGTACAACAACACACGCAGAGACCCGAAAGCAGCAGAGTTCTACATATCAAGGGAATGGAGAATCATGAGACAGTGCATCATCAATGTGTTTGACAACGTGGATATATATGCACTGTATGTCAGACATGAATTGCTAACATGCGAACCAGTCCATCACATTGTAGAACTTGAGGAGGACTGGGAACAGAGATTGAATCCATTGAATCTCATACCTCTCAATCAGTCGTCACACAGCATCATCACAGCACTGTACAAACAAAGCGAGGCAAGCATGAAAGCAACTCAAACGCAGTTGAGGTCATTGATTGAATACCATTTCAGAGAGGCAGGGGGATATGAAAAAGTTTTAGCAAATATGAACCTAGTCACGCCCCCTCTTTTCCTTTGAGAAAACTCCCCACGAGAATTTCAGCATATAGGGGAATCTGAAACGGGTGTCAGAATATGACACAAAAGCGGAAAACACTAGACGGAAAGGGGGTTTGATGTTGCTATGGCAGGACAAAGACAACCGACCGATTTGGTGGTTATGAAAGGCAAAAAACACCTCACAAAAGCAGAAATTGAGGCGAGAAAAAACGCAGAGGTAACAGCACCAAGCGATAAGGTGAGACCACCTGCATATCTAACACCGGAACAAAAAAAGAAATTCCGAAAATTAGCAAAAGAACTCCTCGAAATCAAGTTGATTGCAAACGTGGATTGTGATGCACTTGCGAGATTATTGATTGCACAAGAGCAATTCATCGAAATAACGGAGCAAATCAAACAAACTCCATTGATGGAGGATGTTCCGGTTTACGAGACGAAAAAAAATCCGGACACGGGAGAGAATGAACGTGTGCAGGTCGGCACAAGACAAGTCGTGAACGGAGAGCGTGAGCGTCTCATGATTATTCAAGACCGCTGCATGAAACAATGCAGACAGGGAGCATCTGATTTCGGAATGACAGTCTCCTCTCGTTGTCGTTTGGTAGTACCAAAGCAGCAACAACAAAAGCCGGAGAATAAATTTGCAAAATATGCAAATTAAAGCATGGCAAAAACACAAGAAATAAAAGACCGCTGCACACAATACGCTCTTGATGTAGTTGCGGGGAAAATAGTTGCCGGAGAATATGTCATATTAGCATGTCAAAGGCATCTCGACGACCTTGAAAAGTCAAAAGCAGCACCGTACAAATACTATTTCGATGTTGAGAAATCAGAGGAAATCATCAATTTTGCAGAGGAGTTGACGATTGCAGAGGGTGAAGAACATGAGAATGTGACAGCATATCCGTTCCAGTGTTTCATTTTAGGGTCTCTCAACGGTTGGAGGACAAAAGAAAAGTCATACAGACGATTCAGAACATCCTATGTGCAATTAGGCAGACAGAATGGAAAATCGTTCCTCAACGGTATTCTTGCAGCGTATTATGGCAATTTTGACGGGTACAAATACGGAAAAATATTTTGTACTGCGACAAAACAAGACCAAGCGAACATTGTTTTTGACGAAATTGTGAAATTCATCAATTCCGACGAGGATTTGTCGGAGTGGTTCAAAGTGCATGAACACAATCACACAATAGATTGTTTGTTGACACATTCTGAAATCAAAGCATTGTCCGGTGACACAAAATCACTCGATGGACACCGTGCATATTTGGGAATTGTTGACGAGTATCACGCACACAAGACAAATCAAATGTACAAGTTACTTGAGGGCGGTATCAAGAAATTAAAATCCGCATTGATTTCCGTTATCACAACAGCGGGATTCGACCTCAAATCACCTTGTTATAAATTATATGATTATTGCTGCAATCTTTTGAAAGGTGTCTTTGAAAACGATAGTCAGTTCGTATATATCGCACAAATGAACGATGATGACGACATGTTTCTCAAAGAAAACTGGATAAAAGCAAACCCGATTCTTGAATTTGACGAGGATGCACTGGAGAACCTCGTTCCGGTCGCACACACCGCCCGTGATATGGGCGGGGAGGATTTGCGAGACTTTGTTGTTAAACAGTTGAACAGATGGATGCAGTGGTCAAATTCAATGTACATCAAAGACATATCAACATGGAAACGTTGTGCAGTTCTGAAAACGCTCAAGGATTTCAAAGGTGCAAAATGCTATGTCGGAGTTGACTTGTCATCCGGAGGAGACTTGACATCAATCGCAATCGTCATACCGAGAACAGAGGACGGGGTGAAAAAGTATTTTGTACATACACATTCATTCATCCCTGCGAACAGAGTGGACGAACACATCAAGACTGACAAAGTTCCGTATGATGTGTGGATTGAAAAGAACCTCGTCACAGTGACGCAAACACTGGGAGGAATCAAAACAGATTACAAATACATCATCAAATACCTTGAGGACATCATCAAAGAATATGAGTTGAAACCACAACTCATATGTTATGACCCGCACAACGCATCTGCGTTTTTGTCTGATTTGGAGGCACTGGGATTCGATTCCGTATCGGTGACACAGACAGCAAAAGAATTGAACGATGCGACAGTTGATTTCAGACTGGAGATTCTTGCGGGAAATGTTGAGATTGAGGGTGTTGAAGTAGGAAAAGCAGGAAAAAAGAAAATTATTCCGGTTGATGAACTTTTGACATGGTCAATCGCAAACGCAAAGACCATATCAAACAATTACGGAGAGATAAAAATTGATAAGGACATTACAACGGACAGAATAGACCCGATTGATGCGATTATCGACGCATGGAAAGCAGCAATGAAAGAGGAATACAAGCCGGACATCAATGAATCAGTAAATGAATGGCTTGAATTATATCAAAAGCACATGCAGAAAGGCGGTGAGGAGAAGAAATGAACCCATTTGAAAGATTCGCTATAAGAGTGAAAAACT